GTAAGACTAGAGTTATCGCTATACTTGACTATTGGACACAGACGGCCTTAAAACCCCTTCATGAGGTTTTAATGAAGATATTGAGAAATATCTCTTCCGACTGTACCTTTAATCAGGATAGCTTTATGTCTAGCCTTCCTTCTACCGGTCCTTACTATTGCTATGATCTTTCTGCTGCAACTGACAGAATGCCAGTTGACTTTCAGGTTAGCGTTTTATCTAACCTAATTGAGAAAGATGAAGCTTTAGCTTGGAAACGTCTATTAGTTAGCGAGCCCTTTGTGAACAAAGACTGTCCTCACCCTATTTATTATAGAGCAGGACAGCCTATGGGAGCATACTCGTCTTGGGCTGCTATGGCTCTTACTCATCATGTAATGGTACAGATATCAGCAGTTAATGCCCAGGTTGTGAAGCCTGGTCAATACTTCTCTGACTACTGTCTATTAGGTGATGATTTGGTCATAGCTAATCGTGAGGTAGCCCTACAATACCGAATCATGTGCTCTTCCCTGGACATGCCAATCTCTGATGAGAAAACTCTAGTATCTGAAACGATGCTGGAATTTGCCAAAAGGATTGTCATATCGGGGGTCGAAGTCACAGGTTTTAGTATTGGTGGTTTACTGGAGACTTGGAAGAAGTATTCACTTCTTCATGAATTCCTTATAAACCAGGCTACCCACGGTTGGAGCTTGCCTATCTCTGTGCACCCGGATCTGATCCGAAACATATTTAGCTTCTTTGGTCGTCCCGCGCAAGCGGAACGGATAATTAAGCTATATATGGTTTACCACTATATAGTAAGTTTTATCAGTACTTGTACTGATGAGACCTCTATACCCTGTGACCGTGTTAATGCAGGCCATTCTTTACGAGTGGCCGTGCATTACTACTTCCACAGGACTTTTCCTTTATGGGAGTTTATTTCGACTCCTGAGATGTTGAATCTCCTAGTTGACTTTGTCAAAGAGATAAAGTTAAAGATAGCGGTTTCGGATGTCGAAAGATTATTTGAAAACCGTGACTCCATAGTTAAATCTATGGATGACCAGGCTTTAAAACATCTTCCAGACTTGAATGTCCAGTTATACCAGGCTCTAAGAAGAGAGACGCTTCCCG